AAATCCTGATCGTTGTCATCGTTAATTATGTTAGTATCAATAATAATTTGCCCGGCATCCGTTCCGGTTTTCTTTAAATCAAATCCTAATAAATCAATATCATCATTATCAGGGTTGACCAATTTCATTTCAACAGCATAATTCTGCTTGTAGTTTACATAACCACCTGCACCAATTTCAATGAATTCCCTATCAATTGTAACTTCCGTGTCTGGTGAATTAAACGTAACCGATGTTACTTCTCCAGTGTAATTATAAGTAAAATCACTCCCCTCTGAATAGATATAAATAAAATCACCTACTAAAATAGATCCGGTAAGATCAACACTAGGTATTGTTATAAAAACTTTGTTTCCTGCTGCTTGTGTTACTCCTGTAATAGTGTTATCCTGCCTGCTAAACTCTATTTCAATAGGCTTATATCCTGCAAAAATATTATTATTCCCGTCAACGGGTGTCGAAACTAGTGTTAAACTCATTTTATTTCAAATGTTGAGCTACTGTCTACCTTCATGTTTTTAGCCATTTTTATACCCTTCCTTTAATTTATTTAATGTTTCCGTTTTCACAAAGGTAGGTAAATTTTGCTTAAGTCGCTGTTTTAAAGCATCTATTTTATTATCTAACTCTATGCCTTTTTTCTTACCTTGAAAGATTTGACTACCATTGTGGGCTATTAAATAAGCAGCAGCATAAGGGTTTATATCTTTCCTTTCCGCCCACCCTGATTCATCCAAGATATACCCTAAATCCTTCCATTTGCTTTTGTCTTTCCAAGGTCCTGTACCTCTGTCTAAGTATTCAATCCTTGCTAAACCAATAGAACGCACCTCCGACCCCACGACATCAACCCTTAAAGAATTCGCCGCCGTACCTTCGTCCTTTGGCATATCTCTCCTAATCTCATCATTGGTGCGTTCTACTTCTTTTATTATGTAATCAAATACTTTCACTCTTCTTTTCAATTCCTTTTTGTCCTAGCTTCATACCTATGAAAGTACCAGAAATTGTAGTAAATACTAGAATAAATTCTGCTGCTGTCCAGCCAAACATGTATGTAAATAATGTAGATGTTACCATTGCCCAACTCATTCCGATTACAAACATTAACCTGGTTGAGCTGTTTTGCCCGTTGTTTTCTTTTAAATAACTCATAATATCAATTAATAATGTGGATAATCGTTAAATATCAATTCATAATGTGGATAATCGTTAAATGTTTGGTCAACTAGATACTCTGTATCCATGTCCCAATCCATTCCAGAGCGAATAGTTAACCCTAATTCATTAGCACAGGCAAGCATTACACCGGCTAAAATTAGGTAATTCTCTTTTGTTGGTGCTGCCTTACCTTTAACATACGGCAGCAAATCAACAGCTAAACCGCTTTGATGTTTTGATTTCTTTTTATAGCCGTCTTTTGATGTTACTTTAGGAGTTTTCTTGTATAGTTCTGCCTGCATTTCTGCCGTTCTAAAACCTCCATACCAAGCAATCCCAAAATCAATAGGGCTTCTTTTTAAGGCTAGGAATAAAAGCTTTTTAAGTTCTACATTTAAACCTGCCATTCTGTGTAGTGAAGTGTCTGAAAATTTATATTTCATTTTTTTCCAACCATTACCATTAATAATTGATCTATTTTGTTTTCTATCCTTTTATTATCATCTCTTATCTCTGCAAAATTTTCCTCTATATTCTTATGCATAGACTCGTGATTTCTCATTGTCTTGTCCGTGTAATCCTTCCCCTCTTTTACACCTTTTTCCACATCGTTCTTACTTGCAGAGTTTTTAATTTTTTTATTAATAGCTATTGCCCAAGCTACAATAGCAGTAAATATAGTTGTAAATACCGCCTTAAAAACCCAATGATTAATCAATCCTATTATTATTTCTTCCATTATGAACTCCCGTTATAATCATTCCTAGTGTAAAGGTACAAATTAAAATACCCTTAACATAATCATTAACATTATTTATATAGTCTTCGAAGTCCATCCAATATTTTATCGCCGTGTAAATTTCCATTACAACACGTGCCCCAAACCCTACACACATTGCCAGAAAAAATAATTCATTGTCCTTTAAATACTCTACAATTGTCCAGATTGTAAAAGTACCATACATGGCAATGAAAAAGAAAGCGCTCATAAAAACGCTCCCTTGGACATTAATCACCTCATACAGCGTATTGCCCACGACAAACAAACTAATTCCTATATGTGATAATTTATTTTTCATTTTGCTTTAGACTAGGTTGGCTTAATGGGGTGACCGTCTACATGATTAACTGACTCCTCCACAGTACACCCCTCGTTATCTACTAAATTCACCGCCTCATCAATTTGCTCTGGTGTTAATCTTATACCTTTACCCGAGCAATACGCTTCAATCTCTTGTCTTACCGTCATATTTGTTTATTTTAAATTAGTAAATAGTTAATTTTTTTTTGTATATATGCCCATTAAAACCAAAGTTTGGTGGTAATGTCATAAGTTGTCAGCCCCTCCAAAGTGTTTACTTCGCTGCCTAATGTCATTTCCCATGTGTGAGTATTTGAAGCATTAAGCTCCGCACCCTCTTTAAAAAAGAATGGTGATGTAATTATATAGGTATTGCCTGAATTAAAAGTAAGAAGTACTATCCATCCGTATACGTTATTTAAAGTTTCGTTTTGCTCAATACCTTCAATAAGATCATAGTTGAGAAACTTAACAGTATGGTTGTGCATCAACTTAAAATTAGAACCTATAACTTCATCGTCTATGTAGTCGGGTTTTAAATCGCTTGTTATTTCAATTACTTGACCCGTTGTTGTTATTTCGTATATAGTTGAAGAATCTGAATATTTAAAAATTGCCCCTATATTTTCATACAAGGTAATCCCTCTTACTCCGCTTGCATCGAAACAACTCATGTCTTTATAATTAATTCGGTAATATTATTTGTTGTTTTGGTTATGATGTAATTATCTGTTTCCGGTTCGTTATAGATTTCATCAAAGGTCTTCTCGATTAAAGTCCATCCCGTTCGTTTTATTCCTAGTATAGTATCACCATTATTAATAAACCCGCCGATAATTTCCGCTATTTTAGTGTAGTCTTTTTCGTAAGTATCTTTAAAGGTTCCATCAATATTAGCTAATACATATTTATATACCCCTAGTGTAGCATCTAATTCATATATCTGGCAACCGTGTTTTTGTACTCCAGCTACCGCAGCATCTGCTCTATTATCCCAAAATTCAGTATTTATATTTTTTATAACCAGTGAACTATCGTATTTCCTATAGTCGTATGCACCTATGTTTGGTGTATTTATGACGTCTTCACTTTCGATGTCAGTTGTTAAGGAAAGATCATTACCAGTATTTATACAAAGCGATTCATTTTGTTTAACGCCATCATAGTTAAATTCATGGGTGTATTTTAGACGATTTACAGAACCAGCCCCGGCTGTTAATTCTGTGAATGAATAATCCTCTGCAAATTCTCTAACAGAAATTACATTCAATCCCATTTGGTTATACTCGCTGAAAATCTCAAAGATTTTATCCCATACTGTTTGCTCTGTTGGTGTATCAAATGTTTGTGCATGTACTGTTAATACAGTAGTAGCTCCACCACCTGCAACTGTTCCAACCTTAGCTGCTATTTGAGCATTATCGATTGTTGTTGTTTCATCGTCTCCATCAACTAAGTCTGAACCACCAAATTGAGAAATACAAAACGGTGCAAAATTATAACTATTCCAAGCGGCATAAGTAACCCCTGTTACTCCATTAGTCCCCCTTGCAATTATATATCCTGCTTCTTTTAGTCCATCCATTACATCTAAATTTGTTAGGTGAAATGGTGAACCAAATGTTTTAACTGTATAACTTGAACCTATTGCAGTCGATACGATAGATTCCATTTGATCTTTTGCAAACTTAGTTTCCAGCCAAATGTAAGACCATTTTTCAACATCAAATTCTACCTCACTGGCTCCAACCGATGTAGTGCCATTAACCATAGTAACGGCAAAAGCTTCAGAACTTACGTCACTACTTGTTCCTATTTGTACCGACGCACTCCAATCTGTTTGTAAATCTATCCATGTTTTTACTTCAGTAAATGTTATTGGTCTGCCATTGTCAATAAGGTTAAGTGTTTGCTCGCCAGCTCCACCTGGGTCTAAAACTAGACTTCCTGTCCACACTGAGTAGTCTTTGATTATTCCGTTCCAATCTGCACCACCACCAACTAAATCGGTAGTAATTTGAACGTCCTTACTTCCTCCACCTGAATAAGCTATTCTTATGGCATTGTCATATTTTGTTAATGGCGTATGACTAAACGAGTGTATTCCTATATCATGTCCGGCAGCCACATAATCAATTATAGCTTGTGTTGGAACTGTGCCACCATAGCCAGTATCCCAACCATTCACATTAATGAAAAATGTTATTTTCCAGCCGTATTGTTCTGCTAAACTTTGGAAATAGTTAGCCCCAGCCGTATCAAATGCGCTTGCATCATCAATTGATAGCATCATAAAACTATCAACAGGAAGTTTATTTGTTAGTAAATCGTATTCGCCGTTTATTTCATTTGCACCCGGTATTATTTGATTGTCATAATAAGGAGGTGTTTGCGTGCTCCCAAAGTTAAAATTATAATCTACTGTGTTTGTATATCCTGCGCAATTACCTTCAATAGCCTTAAAACCAAACGATGTACCAGCGATACCATGCCCAGCAAATATATTATTAGTTAAATATCCTGTATAATTGTTCCCCGCCACAAACATTGCATAACTTTGTGTCCCATAGAATTCATTGTTGTATAAGTTAACTGTTCTTGATACTCCAGGTGATCCGTTTAAATAAATTCCAGCACCTAAATAGTTTTCTGATTGTGAAAAAACATTATATTGAATATCTACATCTACAGGATTTGCAGACCCGTCTATTGTTATTGACGCAAAGTTCGGAGAAGCTCCAACACTTTCGTTTCCTTGAAATTTATTTTTTTCAAACGTCCATTTACCCTGCCTTGCAGAACCTTGTAAAAGAATACCCCTTCTACCTACATCTTTTATTTTTACATTTCTTATAGTTCCTGATGAATTACCAAGCAGGAAAAAGATATGACTACCAAAAGAGGTACTACCATAATTCTGAATAGTAATATACTGAAACAACATATCTGTTTTGCCTGAATTGTATATTACTCCTGCACTATCCCCGCTATTATTGAACTCAAAAATCACATCATCTTCTATGAGTCTTAAGGCTGATACTGTTTGGTTGTTTACGTTTATTCCATTGTAATCTAATTCCACGCCATCGTCGTAAGTGTAAGTACCAGGTTTTAATAGTACAGCATCACCAATTACAATAGCTTTATCTAGGGCAACTTTAAATGTGGAAGGATCATCGAATGTTGAGTTGTTACCACTTCCAGTAGGTGAACCGTAGTAGATATTATTAAGCGATGAGTCAGTTTCCCAATATCTCATCCATGTGTAAGTAGAATCCAAGTAAAGATATTCAGAAGCATCAGAACCATCTATTACAATTATTCGATAGTAGTATAATTTATTTGCCGTTAGTCCGGTATCTGAATATTGAGTAGCGTCTATGGCAGTTGTACCAATAACTTCGTAAACTACACCGTCTTCACTTCTTTCAATTATATATTGTCTTCCTGCCTCTGCAACATCCCATTCAATTAAACTTTCCGTGTCCGATTGAACAGTTAATCGTGCATTTGTTGGCGCCAGTATATTGCCATTGCCATTAAATACAGGTATAATATCGTAATTTTTATTTACCAATATACTTGGCGTTGGGCTTAACTCATCAACACCGTCAATAATATATTTTTCAAATACAAAACCAGTGTCAGGTGTTGCGGCCAGCTCTACCGTTGTGTTTTTAGTGTAGCTTCTGGTAGAAGTATTTAAACTACCCCTTAGCACATTACCTACGTGCAAAGTGTAATCGCCCCCTAGGTTATAAATCCGTTCACCTTTTTGCTCTTGGAAATATAATCCATCATCTTCTGGTAATTCTAAGCTTTCTAAACTTCCAGCTGTTGCATTTATTTGTTTCTCGGAACTACTTAAAACTGAAGTACCTTGACTGTCTTCTATAGTCACGCCATATGTAAGTAAATTCCTACCATAATAAATAGAACTATTACCATCAAGTGTAGCAATTTGTATATTTTTTACTGTTGCATCATTACCATTTCCACTAGTATCCGCAAACACATTTGTTGTTGGTGAGTCGGTAAATATTTCCTGAATTACTATTGATGCACCACATAAATTTAATATTCTTTTTTGTCTAACATTAAATGTATACGCAACCCCGCAATGATTTCCAGACCCCCAATCATAAATATCATCATGCCGTAATGTTGTTGACTCTTCCAGCGTTATAGTTTCCGGATATTGATACAACACAGCGCTCAAGACTTCTGCACCCAGTTGCCTCATTGGTTCAACAATATTAGATTCTTTTTCTGCGTAGGTTTTCCATTGATCAGCATTAGACTCAAGGAAAAATACTTTAAGAGTTAGCCGATCATTATATATTCCATTTGTTAGAATTCCTTCACCCCTTACTTGAGGTACTATTAAACAATACGGTGTTTCTCTCTCCTTATCTCTGTATCTTTCGTTTTTATCTCCTTGTACTTCGGTGGTAAAAGCAAATGTTCCTTCCGGTTCCCGGCTTTCAAATATCTGTTGTATTGCTTGTATAACTGTCATCAGTTCGGTATTAATATAGTAACATGATTAGCGTTCTTGTGAATTGTCTTATACTCTTCAAGCTTGCATTTATGCCTTAGATATTGTCTAGTTGAAAAAGTGTAGCTTCTGCCTTGAGGGCCATCTATGAATGTCCAAGGTTTGAATATCTTTTCAAATTTAACAAAGTCCATTATTTCTTTTTAATTTCATTCATTTTCAATTCGCTGAATCTTTTTTCAAAGTTACCATATTCTTTTTTATATAACAAAACAAAGGTGCAATACTTATCATCTAAGTGCCACACCTCTGTACTATTACAATTCATTTCCTGCATCAATAGCAGGGTTTCAGAAATTAAACTATACTTCTGTAAATCGTCTATGCCTGCCCGTATCTTTAAATGTTCGTCTTTGTCAATATGCGCTTTAACGCTCTCAAACATCTTTGCCCTCTCAGCTCTCCATGTATCAAATTGCCGAAAAAAAAAGCACCAATAGAAAGAGTATCATAGGCATTTGAATCTTTCAACTCTTCAACTATTTGCAAAATACTATCATAATCAAAGTCATTATATTTTCGTTCTCTTATTACTGTAGCTAAAGTAAACACATAGATATCTAAATAACTAGGTTTGTTTTGCATGTATTGTTCAATCACAGCCCTGTAGCCTAATTTACTTGACATTTTTACAAGCTGAGTGTTGAAGAAATAGTTTTTAAACTTATAGTATTTCCACGGCTTTAAATCTTCAATGCAATGTATATTTTCTTTTGTCTCACCCTTTACAACTCTCAACTTTTCCAAGGTATCACTAAGTAATTTTAAATTGGTTACTTTTTGAAGTTGAAGGTCGTCGAATTTATAACCGGTCTGAAAAGCGATGTAATGAAATACATTAAAATCTTTTTCGTTTTTAATCAGTTCAATAAGTTCGGTGTACGCTTTAAGCGTTAACTCTGAGTACTTTTTAATTTCTTTTTTCTTGCTGTTTATTTTGATTGTTATCATTTTTCAGTATAGTTAAAATAAATAAACTTCTTGCTTATACTTGATATTTCTTGCAATTCTAGCCTACATTGCTCTATTTCTTTTTTGTCTTTAAAAGCAAGATCGCAGTTAAGTAATTTAGTCATGCCATTAATTAACATTTGATTGCTTCCTGTATATTGCATAAGTTTTTCGGCCTGCTTTCCTTTAACAGAACCTCCTATTAAAATAGATTTGACTTGTATCATATCTTTATTGTTTTTGTTTATTCAAATATACGTCACTATTCAACAGGTTGTTGCTTTTATGTTTATGCTCTACAGCATATAATTTAAATGGTAGTACCTCATACCATACCTAAGCGGGTCAATAATATGGTTATTATTATCCTCTGGCTTATTCAATGCTTTACCGGTTGTTTTATCTGTTGCCCACTTATAGGAATTAAACTCCTTCTTTGCATTTACTGAATCCTCTTGGATGTAAAGATCATACTCTTTAACAATATCGATACCGTCAACTATACTATTCTTACCCTTCTTGCTTCCAAAAGCGTTTATTCCTGCGCTGGCTAACTCGTAAATCTTATCACTCCTGGCAGAATCACAAACAACCTCATTCTTTTCAGGATTAAGCTGTTTGATTATGTCAATAAATTCTTGGTTAAGTATTTCCGGCTGGTAAACATGTTCTTTTAAAAAGATAGATTTTGTTTTCCTATTGATGTTTAGTTCTGTTAATGTGGTCGGGTCTGTACCACCCCAATCGACAACAAACATTTTGTAATAGTCAAGTTCTTCCGGTAGTGTTTTATAGGTGTTCCAATTAGGGAATATTAAACCTTTTGGTGCGGCTCGTTTTCCTAGCCCGTAAACGTCCCAATCATATTGACTAGCCGTTCCATTCTTAACATTTTCAGGATTACCGGGATCATAAGAAAGTATTTTATTTCTCTCAGTGTCGCTTATGTATGGGTTATCTAAAAATGTAGTCCTAAGATATGATACATCTGGTCGAGATATTACAGAATCATAGATATAATGTTGTTCAAAACTAGGGTTGTAATCCAACCACCAGAACTTACGACAACGCATTTCCTTTTGGTCAAAGATTTCTTTTTGAATGTGTACCGCTTCATTGCCAAAAAAATAATCGCAACCTGAACCCATTGCCTTAGATGGAGTGTCGGCACCTATTAAATGAACTTTAGTTTTAAATATATTAAATTCAGTTATGTTCTTTATATCATACTCAAAGGGGGTAACTATTCCTAAGTCCCTAAACCTCCTTTTAAAGTCGTCAAATAGAGTTGTCTTGAAACTATTGTATGTTTCTCTTAATATATGAATGGTACAACCTTTAGGCTCGTATCTGGTTGCAATAAGGTTTATAAAATCTATACCTGACCATGTTTTAGTGGACCTACTCGATCCCTCCAAGACCGCTCCTGTTATACTTGGGTCCTTATAGGATTTAACTAAATGCTTTAAGTTGGGACTTATAAGTCTTTTACTCATCCGTAAGTTCTTGGTCTGTTGGGAATAATTGATCTATTGTTTTTCTCTTGTCATCAATTGTTGATTCTATTTCCAGCTTATCACCGTATTTCTTAGGCATCATTTTAGAAAGCATCCATTTGCGCGCATCAATTCTAAGCTTAGACCTATTTGTTACCTCTCTATCTTCTACATTATATTCTTTATCCCCTTTTACAACAGTCATATAATCATTAGTACCATCATCAGCAATAGTAAGCATGTCCTCAAATATGGATTCAGCTCTCAATCCACACGCGCGCGCGTATTGTTTTGCTTTTCCATCATCTTTATCTATCCATTTATAAAACGAATCCATACATGGCAATGACTCATCTTTCAGAACCTCCCTCAATGAATCCCCTTTGCTTATCCTTTCACAAACTTTGTTTATTATCTTCTCTTTTTCTTTATCTGAATAAGCCATAATTAAACGTTATTATCATCATTATCATAAGCACAATAGTACATGTCTCCACTTGTTGCTGCTGTCCATATTCCACCATCTGTTACTTTTGTTAGTACTGTTCCATCTAATAGACTTGTAGCAATTATGTTTCTATCTGTCCAACCTTGTGTTCCTATTCTTATTACCTGGTAAACATTACCGTTTTTATCCGTTGTTAGTTCTACCACTTCGCCATCTGCATAGTCAATTTGTTCTTTCGCTGTTAAATCTCTCATGCATCTAATACTATAGCCGAAATCTTGTAGAGGTGAACCACTTAGCATGATAGCCGAGTTATTTACTATGAATCTATATTTTGCGTTTGTTGGTATTACTTCTGTGCTGCTCCAAAAATTAACCACTGTCCCCATCCCTGTAAAAACTCCTGTAGTTCCATTCCTTGATCCTGAAGGAAGAGCAGTAAAATTATATATGTCTGTTGCGCCTGTGTTTGGTGCTGTCCAATTTGCCGTCCCTGTTTCTTTTAGTTTTCCCCCTACGTCTGTTGCGGCATACGTTTCATATGTTGACCAATCCGTGTCACTAGGTACTCTCAATTCGTTTAACAGGTTAGTCTCGTTCCCATCTATTACAAACCAATTGTAAAGATATCCGTTTTTTATTGTTGTTGGTGTAGGCGGTGGTACAACGTGTTCCGTATTTACATAGTTTCTGGTAGGTCTTTGGCTTTTTAAGGTTACTTTCCATGTGTTAGTTTTTGAGCTTGTTAAGCTGCCAGGTCCAAAATCAAAAGGTTCTGTGATTGTTAGCGTATCTCTGTTATAAAATGTAACTTCTGCCCCTGTGTTGTTTTTTAAATCCTCTACATTCTCAAGACCATAAATAAGAAACTCAAGAGTAAAGCTTAAGTAGTTTTGCCTATCTATTATTTGATTAGATATTATTAAAATAGGCTTTTGATTGTTGTCAATGTCGTATGTTATGCCTGACATTGAAACTGTGTTAACTCCTGATGATTTATAACAAGTCATTTATATGTTATTTAACATGTTTTTTAATATTAAATTAATATTTATATTTGTAATATGTTTAACAAAGATACAAAAAATATGAATGTAACTACTAAATTACTCAGGTCTTTTAATCCCTGCTATGACCCTTCACAAATTGGGATTAAAGATGATTTAAACATGCCTGTTATTGAGTTTGTAGATTTTGCAAAAGATATAGTAGAATCTAAAGAGGATTTAATTTGGGTGATTTGCCGAAAGGATTTTATGTCTGATAGAGATTTAAGGTTGTTTGCCGTATGGTGCGCTAGAGAGGCATTGAAACTTGTTGATAATCCAGATGAACGCAGCATAAACGCATGCAATGTGTCTGAGGCTTTTGCCAATGGTGAAGTATCTATTGAAGAATTGACTGCTGCTGAGGCTGCTGCTGAGACTGCTAGGGATACTGCTAGGGATGCTGCTTGGGCTGCTGCTAGGGATGCTCAAATAGAACAACTTAAAACTTATTTTAAATGAAAGAAATTAACAACAAACTCAGGAAGTTATTACAAGGTAAGAAACTTTCGCAATTAGAAAAAGAAACAGGTATTTTCAGCAGTCAGCTATCTATTTGGATGCGTGGTTCTGACTTCTCAACGATTGACATGTTGCAAAAATGTGCTATTGCTGCTAATATGCGAGTATATTTTGACGGTTCAGATGATGATATAGAGCAAAGGCTTTTAAACATTGTGCTTTTTGAAACTCAAAACTATTCTACTCTTAACCTGGAGCATATGACAGGTGTGAAAGGGAATACATTTTGGGCTATGCGCAATGGCATGACTCCAAGATTAAGCACCTTATTCAAGGTTTGCGAAGCTTTAGAAATAGAACTTAATTTTGAATTGAAATGATCTTATTTCCTGCAATATTAGAAGGTATTAGAAGCCGAAAAGATAAAACCTTTTCTATTATCTTTGGAACTAGTGAACTTAACCCCAATCAAATTACTGGTTTAATGCAAACTTTACATGATTTCGGTTATGTCGCTTTTAAACCTGAGCCATTTAATAATGATGATAAGCAGTTATTGGAAAGACTTAAAACTGATAAGTTAGAAGATGGAGAAAAGACACCTGCCCAAAGATTAAGGGCTGTCTTATATGTAAATTGGGAGCAAAACAAACAAGGTTATTCGACTTTTGTTGACTTCTACAATGCCAAGATGGAATTATTAATAACTCACTTTAAAGGTAAATTAGAATGACTATTTTAACTATATTAATTTGTTTGTGGGGTCTGGTTATGGCTGCTACTTTTATCGAGTATCATAAATTTAAGAAGATTGAGAAAGAAAAAAACAATAAAATTACTCACACTGACCTTGATTAAATGTACCGTTTTGCGCTTGTACATAATTAATTTTAAGCCGTTTTTTTAGCGCTTTATTTTATTAACAAGTCATTTATATGTTATTTAACACCTTGCATCGTATTAAGTATATGCTTATATTTGTAGTGTAATAATTAAAACAAACAAAATGAAAAATTTAGCAAACGAAATCAGAACAGCAATTGAAAACAACGGCGGCTTAACTTCTTTCTCTTCACAAATTAGAAAAAACAGACCAGTAGGGTGCCCAATGAAACGAATGACGATTGAAGAACTTCAAGAACTAAGCAAAGAAGAGTTACACGTTGCTTTTTATTTGGGATTAATTGGAAATGTAAACGTAAAAGGTTCGATTGTTGAAAATGCAAAATACAACTAATGGATATTAAGGAATTAAAAAAAGAACTCAGCTTATCAAACAAAGATATGGCTGAGTTTTTCGGTATGACATACGGAGCTTTTGCGAACAGTAGCGCAAAACAACGATATGAAAATGCACTGTGCAGGTTCTATTCTTTTTTAAATGAAAAAGAAAAAAACAATAAAAGACACTAGACAATGGTATAAGGTCTGTACTAACTGTGGAATACATTTTTTAATACATAACTTAGATTTAAAATACTGTAGAAAATGCAACAAACTGAAAAATATAAAGTAATAAACAAACTCGACACCCTGTTTTGTAAATACGCAGACACAAAAGAGACTAAGTATTTACATGAAATGAAACTTTTAATTGATACTCAAATTTATTTAGATGCCGAAGAAAAAAACTCTAACAAAACTTAAAAAAGACTTTTGGAAGGTCTTTAGTCTTTACATTAAATTGAAGTACTCTGATGATTTTGAACATGTAAATTGTTTTACTTGTGGGGCAAGAATGAAGTTAGGTACTTCCAATTGTCAAGGTGGCCACTATTACACTAAAAAAGGTTATCCGGCTCTTTATTTTGACGAAAACAACGTAAGACCACAATGCTACCATTGTAATATAAATTTAAGCGGAAACACTGTAATTTTTGGCGAACTCCTGGAACAAGAGATTGGAAAGGATGCAATGGATGATCTTAAATTCAGAAGACACGACCAGTCAAAACTTATGCGTTCTGATTACGAAGACTTAATTGATGAGTATAAGGATAAAATAATGGATTTGCGTGTTGAATAACATATTTATTAATACTATTCGTGTTAATATTTAACCTATTTTTGGATAAACTAAAAACTTATAATTATGAATAATTTAGAATTATACAACAAACTTAAAACACCACCCAAAGACGCTTTAAAACCAATTAAAGCCGGAAGGTTAAAAGGCAAGTCTGATATTTCACCACAATGGAGAATTGAAGCAATGACCAATCAGTTTGGGATTTGTGGCATTGGTTGGAGATACGAAATCACCAGCCAATGGACAGAACATGGCTCTGACAATCAAGTATTCGCTTTTACTAATGTGAATTTATTTATTAAGGTTGATAATGAATGGAGCGAAGCAATTCCTTCTACTGGTGGTAGTTTGCTGGTTGTATCTGAAAAAAACGGAATGTATTGTAATGACGAAGCTTTTAAAATGTCTTTAACAGATGCTCTAGGTAATTCTATGAAATATCTTGGAATGGCAGCAGATGTTTATTCGGGCAATATGGATAACGATGGAGAAAACACAAAACACGATACACCGGAGCAATCTACAAATAACAAACCGTGGCTAAACCTAAATACTCCAGAATGGAACGAAACTGTAACTAAAATGCAAACTAAAGGTGTTAAATTAGAAACGGTAAAGGAGCATTTTAATATTTCTAATAAAAATCAGGGATTGTTACAAACCTACGAAAAGTGAAAAAAGAGGTAGTTATAATCAGTCATGAGTTTTTTAAGAAACATTTTAAGCTATTCACAGACAAAGAACATTGTGTTTGGACTAAAACTATTGTTGAAGATGATCTATTTAAAGATGATGAATATCACGCAAAATTAATTAAGGCTAAAAGAAAAGCTGAAAAAGAATTGAGAGATTACGAATATAATAAAAGACATAATTTTAAATAACATGGAAATAAAAGGAAAAATTACACACGTATTGGAACCAGTAACCGGTACTAGTGAAAAAGGAGACTGGAAAAAACAAACATTTGTACTACTTACCGAAGGTGAATATCCCAAACAAATTGCTTTTGATGTGTTTAAAGACAAAATACCAGCTCCAAAGGTTAATGACATAGTAAGTGTGTCGATTAACTTAGAAAGTCGAGAATACAGCGGAAAATGGTACACTAATATAACAGCCTGGAAAATAGAAACGAATGTATCAGCACCTCCTGAAAGTAGCACAGAACCTTTAGAAACTGACCCTTTACCGTTTTAGCTATGAATATTTACACATTTAATTTTTTCTGGAGCAAATACCATTATTTAACCAAATACAACAAGGTTAATAAAACCAGGTGCCGGAACTTATGGGATAAATGCGTTATTCCTG